CTATATTCGTCGCGCTCCGCTGGTCGCCCAGCACCGCCAGGAACTCACGGTTGGGCGGGATCACTGCGCCTTGGGCTAGGGCAGGGATGTTGAAATTGGAGATATCCGGGAAGGAGCGCATGGACATGCGCCCGCCGCCGAAGGAACCAGAACCAGAGGTACCGAAGCCACCACCTCTGGATTTAGATGCGCCACTGAATGCGTCCTCGATAGCGTTCTTAACATCGCGTACCCATCCAGTTAGAGTGTTCCAGATACTTTGCAGTCCGCTGACAATGCCATCTACAACCGATTTTCCGATAGATGCCCAGTCGTTATCTTTTAGCTCGTTCATCTTATTGATGATGGATTCTTTGATCTCGCTGAATTTGCTGCCCGCATTTGTGCTGATCTCCTGCCATGTGTTAATCAAGGAAGTTTTGATCTCTGACCACTTGGAATCGGCAGAAGATTTGATAGACGACCACTTTGTGCTGAGGTCAGTCTTGATATTTGACCAGGTGGACGCGGTTTTCTCCTTCAAATTAGACCAGATTTCGATGATATTTTCCTTTATACCGGAGAATATCGAAGAAGCGTTTTCTTTAATAGTAGACCATGCGTCCGATAGGGTTTTCTTGATCCCCTCTACCTTTTCGGAGAAGAACTCCACAATGCTGCTCCAGGTATTGGAAATACCTTGCAACAGGCCATCTACAAGATATTTCCCTTGCTCAGCCATAACTGTTGATGGAGAATGGATTCCAAACACGTTTTTGAAGCCATCAATAAACGGTTTGAAAATATGATCTTTTATCCAAGTTCTAATATCCACTATTACACTTATGATACCGTCCAAAAGCCCTAAGAGTGTAAACTTTCCATCCTCATACGCTGAATCATGCCACCAATCTACTACAGATCTCCACGCATCGCTTATGAGACCCCATAGAAATTCTGTTGCTGCTCCAAAAGCCGCGCCCAATGCAGAAAAAACAGATTCTGCAACAGATGACCAATCAATTCCAACAAGGAGATCCTTTATATCTGTTCCTATCTGGTACCAATCTATTCCAGCAATAAGATCGCGTAAAAAGTCAACTACATGGATAAACAACTCGCCCAGCGTCTGTCCTATCTGCCGCCAATTGATATTGCCGAGGGAATCGTTGATGGCGGTGTAAATTTCTTCCGCTATCTCGCTCCATTTCAGTGTGCGGACGAATCCAGCGACTGTCTGCTGGAGTGCGCGGAGAGCAGCCTGGATTGCCTGGATAGCACTTGTAAGCGTGCCATACCAGTCAATGTTGTTGAGGAACGTGGCAATCTGATCCCCGATCTGCGCCCACGGCATCCTCTGAATAGTGCTCTTCATCTCATCGAAGAACCCCATCACCAGATTACTGGCGGCATCGGCCAACGCAACCATATCCAAGCCCAGTAGGAAACCGACCAGGGTTTCAATCGCTATCTTGAATCCAGCCCACAGCAGCATCCCGACGGCGTACCAGTCTATTTCTGAGACGGCCCCGTTGATGAATTCCGCCAGCTTGGTTCCAAGGTTCATCCAGTCGAAGTTATAGATAAACTCTACCAGGAATTGTAGGGCCAGATTCAGGCCCGCCCCTAGGGCCTGCCCCAGCTGATACCAGTTGATACTGTTGACCAGGTCATTAAAGGCGTTTGCCAAATCGCGGCCAAGCTGCTGTACCTTCTCCAGAACACCGGGGAAAGTGAACATGTCATAGAGCTTCTTGGATAGGTCGTTCAGCCAGTCAGCAAAGGAGGAAAATGCACTCTCCAGGCGGGGGATTCCGTTGTTGATCAGGTTGTCCAGGAAAGCATCGAATGCCTCGCCCCAGGAATCAAACGCTGTCTCTGCATACTCATAGTCGAATGATGGGCCTACCTCCTGGCTGGCCCCACCGCCACCGCCGCCCTGCTGTTCTGTCTGGATTGTATTGATCTCATCAAACCCAGCCAGCGAACCGGCGGCATCCTCTGCCGCGCTCCCAGTCTCCTTCAAGGCATTGGCCTCTTTATGCAGTGCCTCCGCATTCTTCTGCGCCTGCTTAGCCGTAGTGCCAAACAGGGCGGCAGTAAACTGCGTGATGGTCGCAATAACCCTGGAGAGGACATTCATCAGTGTTGTAAGGGCTGGGACTACTGCATCATAGATGGGCTGAAACGCCGTCAGCAACACGCCTTGCAGCTGGCGCAGGGCAGTTGAGAACTGTGCATTGACCATCAGATAGGACCCCATCTGCTGCCGGATAAGGGAAAGGCCCTGGTAGATGACAGAGAACACAAACGCCTGCTTGATTGTGCTGCCCAATCGCTTAAATGTACGGCCAAGAGATACCGACAGTTTGGAAAAGACGTTCATGTTTTTAACGATTCCAAACAATTCTTTCCCGAATTTACTTGCGAATTGAGACGCCTTTGAGAATGCCGCTTTTGCCAGAGAAGGAATTTTCCCAAGGGTATTTTTTGCAAAACCCGCTACACGGGAGGATGCGGCCTTGAGCACATTTGGAACGCCCTTGGCTATAGAGCTGGTCATCTGTATGGCTGTCTGTGCCAGCCCTGCAAGCCCTATCTTTGCGCCTAGTGAAAATTCTTCGGCCAGACCGGTGAGCTTCGTCTGAGTGCTGACCACATCGCCAAGAGCCTTGTTAACCTCTGCCGAAACCGCCTGTTGCTGCCGCAGCTTGTCTATCACAGAGCTTAGCTTTTCATCCACTCGGGAGAGAAAGGCAACCACCTTTCCCTCTCCCCGCGACGCTTCTTCCAGCTTCTGGGTTATGTACCCCGCTTCTTCTTTTTGCCGCTGTAGCTCTGCTTCTGCCTCTGTGATCTGCGCCGTGTAGCGGTCAACAGAAGATTCCAGCTTGTCCCATTCCCGTTGCAGAGCGTTTACACGGGTTTTCTGATCCTCGTATTCCTGCTTGACGGCAGGGATTTGGGCGGCATACCCCTCTCTGGTCTCCAGATCATACGATTTGTCCTTTGACATGTTCCGGAGGTCGGTCAGCTGGTCTTTGATTTCCTGGAGCTTGGCCTTTTCCCGGTCAAGTGTATCGGAATCAAAAAGGCTTTGATCCTTTGCCTGATCCCTCTTAGCAGTCAGCTCCGCGATCTCGCGCTCTTTCTTTTCGATTTTCTTGGTCAGGGATTGCAGGTCCTTTTCCAGCTGCTCGTTGTCCAGCGCGGTGGAAAAGGTGATTGAGCCTGCTTGCATGTGGATCACCTTCTTTCAATGATCGTATGGATGTGGTAGAATAGGGGGAGGAAAGGGGGTGAGAAAAATGAGCGTTCAATTAACAAAAGATGCAGACAAGACTTTGTGCGAAATTTATGCCGCATATTTGAATCGCCGCGCCAACGGTGAGCCAAAGAGAGCCGCTAAAGATTTTCCTGAAGAAAGTCAGTTCCCGGATCCCGACTGGGCAACCCCAGACGGTGTGGAATCCTTGGCCGAGTTAAAACGAGCAGGGTTATTAAAGCTCTATATCTACGGTGGATTTTGCATTGAAGATCAAGCCATTATTTATATGGAAAACCGATTCAAGAACGGTCTATCAGAGGTCTTAGATTGGATCGGTAAAATTAAGTCTGCAATTCCGTTTGCTTAGAGCACACATCCGTGTACCCATCAATATCGATGCGGTCTACCGCGACCCGGAGCACCACCTCCGGGTCGCTCCCTGCATTAGAATCAATCTGGAACCCTAAGCAGCGTTTGACCTCTATTCCGTTCAGAAATATGCGCCGGTCTTCCGTTACTTTAAATTCGTTCATTTCACAAACTCCTTTTAAGACAAAAATTCCCGCCACCTCATAGAGATAGCGGGAATTTTGATATATTCACTTATTACGCGTTGGAAACTGCTCCGATAAAAAACGTTGCCAGGGCGATCACGCCCACACCTGCTGCGCCGCACAGCGCGGCCACACCACATACCATGCCGACGTACAGGCCGCCAGCTGCCAGCAGGCACAGGGCCTTGAACCGGTGCTCCGGCATTGGCGGACGCTCATACTCGAGCGTCACGCCGTTCAGATCAAACCTTACCCTCATTGCGCCGCCTCCAATCCGGGCCTGCTGAACAGGTCGAGCTGGCCCTGAATCTGCCTGTTGAGCGCGGGCGGCACGGGGAAACTGATGGCCTCGCAGGTCTGCTTAATCATCATCCCCACATCGAATGGGCTGGCTCCCATGTCCAGCATCGCCCGGCGCGTCAGCCGCATAAAGCCTACCGCGCTGCTGAATGTCACGCCGTCCGGGAGGGCCGGGTGGGTGGGGGCGGTAAGGGCCTGCCGCATTTCCTCAAAGGCGGTCACATAGGCGGCAGTGAAAAGGACACCCTTCTTGCCCGTGGTCTTGTTGGCGATCATGTCGCAGCCCTTTTTAGTAATGAGGTAGTTGGGATATGTACGGTTTTGGTTGTCAGTATAGGTGCTTTCAATGAAAAAATCGATCTGGGCGATTTCGCCCTCATCTAAATATTTCGCATAGGTGCGAATGCTCTTCATCAGTTCATTGTGATTCCTACCAACCATCTCCGCCACATCCCGGCTGTCGATGACCTGCTTACCGTGGAAGTCCTGGACTTTCAAGCCGTTCATGCCGCCGTCCTCCCTTCCCGGTAGATGTAGATGTACTTGACGAAACGATAAATGCGGTTGAGCAGTTTTTCATCTGTGATTTTGCACAGCATGTTGTCAATCAGGCCGATAGTCGTAGCTTTCTCGTTCATGCCCGCGCCCTCCCCTCTGCCTTTTCCGCCCGGTAGCCTTTGGCCTTGCCATAGTTGAAAGCAAGGGTTACCACTTCAAGAGGGAAGTCGTTCGTCTCACGCGCCATATGCGCCAGAGAAAACCCCTCTGCCATACTAAGGCAATACCTGTACTTGTCGAGCTTCGTCCGCTCGATGTACTTTTTCATCTTCTCAATTTCGCTCATAAATTCCTCCTTGATTTTCACCAGGAGGCGGGCTATAATAGATTTAGCCTCGCCTCCGGGTGAGGGTCAATGAAGTAGTCCGGAACTTTCCACGGTGTCGGGCTACTTCACTTTTTTAGCCTTTCGTAGACTTCCTTAATACCAAGCCGGATAATTTCAGACTTTTTCATGCCGGTAGCTTGCACACAAAATTCAAGCCGCTGAATGTCTTCTTCTGACAGTCTAATCCGAGTGCTTAGCGTTTTAGGGTCGTCCGTCGGCCTACCTTTTGGGGGCACAATTTCACCTCCTTCTTTTGTATCCACATTTATAATACAATATTGTGGATACGTTTGTCAAGAGGGAATTTAGAAAAATTTTCTGTTTTTGTGGACACGCGGAGGATTTTGTGGTATTTTAAAAAAAGAAAGGAGGCGCTTGAAATGACTTGTCCCAAATGCAGAAGCACAAATGTGACGATTTCCATGGAGGAAGTTGGCAGTAAGACCAAGAAGACAGGCATTGGGCTTGGTGGACATATTAACAATTCCATGAGAACTACAACTGCTATGATGACGTTCGGAATGTCAAATCTTGTGTGGAAAAAAGCCAAGGGCGAGGAAAAAACGAAAACAATTATGAAAAAGATGTGCCTTTGCCAATCGTGCGGTCATAATTGGTTCTTGCCGTAATACATACACCGCCCACAATTTTTAAGTGGGCGGTTTCATTATCAAAATTTCCGCTATCTCTATGAAGTTGTCAAGGTGCAATGCCGCATTACGCGGTTTTATTGTTTCAGCCGGTCCATAAAATCGTTGATTGCGGATTCTTGTTCCGGCGTATACAATTCTGGCAGAGCAAACCTTTTTTTCATGCGGATAAATTCCGAACGCTTCTTTTTATCAATTTCCGCTAGTTCGGTTGTCCGGATATCAATTACACTTGTAAAAGCCGTGTCTGCCAAGTCACCAATCATTGGGACGAATTGAAACCAATGCAGTTTCTCGCGGCTGATATCCAATCCAAACGTTTTCCAGAATGCCGATACAATGCGGGCGGAATCGTATTCAAACGAATAGATTTCCGGGCCCCCGTCATCTCCGGCGGCTTCCTCCGGGTGTCCGCAGGACATAAACCAGGAAAGCCCTTCCAGAGCCGTTTCCAAATCTGGGATCCCTTTACCATACAGCAGCGACAATGCCGCCGCCGTTTTTTCACCGGGAGACAAGTCCAAATCTGAGAGGCAGAGCTGGATTTGCACGCCAATTCGGTAATCTGTGCGAATTAACCAGCCGTTGTAATCCTCCGGCAGACGGTCTAAAATGGCGTTATACATTGCCGGTTCGGCTGGCGCGGTATTTGCTCATACGCTTTGCCCGTTCTTCTCCAAACTGCTGGATATACGGAAGAAGCTGATTGAAAAAGTCGTCATACAATTCGATTCCAGGGATAATATCCCCAAATACTTTCTGGCAGGTCCCGTCTCCGAACAGGGAATCAACTTCCGCCATAATAGACCGGTGGATATCCTTGTCCAGGTCGGATAAGGCGCGAATAAGGCCATTATTGTCGTCCGCAAAATTGGCGCGGATTTCTTTTTCTTTTGGTTCCGCTTCCTTTGCCAAAAGCTCTACATGATCAAGCATTGCAAAGAAACGGGATGGGAAATCGTGGTCGCTGAAATTGATGGTAATAAAGTCGCCGTTGTCATTCACTTCGATTTTCTTTTCGCCTGTGTTAACACGAATTCTATCCATTCTTAAATCTCATCCTCTCTATACGCTGCTGCCGCCCCCTCGGTGAACGTGCGGTCCGACGGGTTAAAGGTTCCGGTTGTTCCACTGCCGCGCCAGTTGATGGTGTATCCGATGGACAGCGGGTCGGAGGCCGCGCCGCCATAGCTGTCGATCTGGATGGAAACCGGTTGTTTCGCAGCCGGGTAAGCCCCTCCGCTGTCCGGTTCAAATTTGTCGATCAGGATAATGTCCGTGTGCGCGTCGCTGCCGATTGGGAGCCGGTTGCGAAGATCGTTGATGTACTCAAAGGCTTTATCGCCTTTGACAACCTGCGACGTTACCGGGGCGTTGGGCTGATATCCGGTCAACTCCGTGTTGGCGGTGTCCTGGTGAATATACTGCTCGGTATTGGTTTGCGGGTTGTACGAGATCGAAAGCTCTGTTACGCCGTCTCCGACAAGCGCGTAATCTGCCGTTGTTTCTTTCGGCGTGGTGTTGATAAAAAGCGCAAAGGCGCTTCTTTTTTCGGCCATAGTTTCCTCACTTTCTAAGGCTTTACATCATACAAAAGCCTCATAAATATTTGATGGTCTTCGTCGCCGTTCTCAAATATCCCATACAAGGAAGAACGGGTCGCCGGTTCAAGTGTTTGTACGGACAATCCCTCTCCGATATCCGGCGTCTGTCCGGATGCCCAGTCTCCAAGGCGGTTCAAAAGCTCGTCTGCTTTTAACCGCTTGTCCATGCTGTCGCCCGGTTTAATACGATAGATAATTTTGAATTGGTATTCCGCCGTATACCCGCCAATAATATTCCGTTCGGCTATGTATGTCCCCTGAATGGTGGAGAGCGCCATACCAGGAATGTCATCCCGTAAAAATTCGTATTTGATTGCGTCTACGGAAGGCGGGATATCCGGGAAAGTGTTCAAAAATTTCAACAGATTCCGGGAGACTTTATCTTCCTCCTCCCGTGTTACCAGTTGAATAGGTTTGTTATCAGAACTCATGCTGAATAGCCCTTCCTGCAACTCGTATCCATTTCTCGATATTTTGCGCCTTGGACACCTCAAACCAATGATCTTGGGCTTTTTTGTGAACGGATTTGCTGTATTGCAAATTGGTTCCTGTGATAACTTTTGTTGCGCCGCTCGGAGCCCACGCCCGCCCGGTATTCGGGTCTACAAAAAGTTTCCCGATGTAAAGATAGTGTGCATAGGGGCCGGGATAAATAATGGTATCATCTATGACTTTTGTTCGATTTGCCAGCGATTTTGTCCTTGCAGGCACAAAGGGTTCGGTATCTTTGGCTGCCTGGACCGCCATAGCGTGCTTTGCCTCTTTTGAGGCGTGCGCCATTCTTCGTCCAAGTAGGTCCATGCCTCTGATGGTAATATCAAACCTCAACTTCACTCAATTACCACCCACTTCCCAATGTTTCAGGTTTCCGAAATCCTTTTCGTCGATCTTCGTGACGTTATACACGCCGTCATATTTCATTTCGATCAGCTCCACGGTGGCGGTTGGTTCCACGGCTTCGCCTTTGATGAAAAAGGTATTTCCGCCGTCGGAGAGCGTCCAGAGTTCAGATTTATCCGCTCTCTGCCAGAACTCCAATGGGCCGGTATAACGTTTCGGTTCCCCGGTTATACCGTCTACCGCCTCCACAGAAAATGGGATGTATAGATTTACGGCATCCGCGCCCTCAAGTCCGCTGCTGCGGACATTGACGGCCTTGGAGGCGTCCAGCAGGACGCCCCGCAGGATTGTGATGTGGTTAATAAAAGTCTCGTTGTAATCCTTATCTTCTTCGATGAAGACGTTATAAAGGGTGACCGTGTGTGGGAACATGCCGCCGTATGATTGGCCCTTCCGACGCGGTGCGTTCATTCGGCGCGGTGAAAGCATGAAAAACTCCTTACTTTGAAAACCGGCGCAAAGGCCGGAAGCGTTTCTAGGTACAGCCGCAATGCATCTTGT